CTATGTATCAGCGTTTGCGATTGCCCACCCGACTATTCCAATGACCGCAATTGCCATTACCAATGCCGACACATACTTTACATATAAATTATTGAGCACAATCATTATTATTGTCATAGCTAAATTTATCATCATAACCACATTGGGGGCTACCCTCGATGTTACAATTCCTATAAAACATAATATTAAACAGATTATCATGACAACACATATTGCATGTATAACCAATCCCAATATCAACGCCCCGAAATAATCTTGAGGATAATTAAATAGGAAAACCAATGCTTCCTGCATACCAGCTGGTTTTTCCAATCCCTGAATGTGATGTTGATATGAAACAAGTAGCACAGAATATATAATTGCAACGATCATACTTATCCAAAGTTTTGTACAACTATACGCTTTTTCGATTAAATCCATAATGTTTTCTCCTTTCATACAAAAAGGAGCATACAACTGGCAAATATGCTCTGTTTTTTATACAAGCGTCTCTACCGCTTAGTTTTTTTATCAACCCAAATTTTGAAAGCTCGCTTGCCATAGTCCCTAGCATAAATGCGTGCACCGTCTTTGGTTGTAATCCATGCTCTAAAAATATACATGAAACAGTTCCTCCTTTCGCATCTTCTGCTTGCGAAAGCCTAACGACAGTGCTATAATTAGCTTGCGAAGAAAATTATAACCAGTTGAACTGTCGTAAGACTTTTCAACAAACAGCCAAGCATCTCGTGTGCTTGGTTTTGTTTATGTAAAGGTATGACCTAAACATCACTTAGATAATTGACACAGTGCCGCTTTTTCTGACACCTTGCATAAATTCATTACCTCTTTTACATTATGTCCCTTTATTACTTCTTTCAGCATTAAAACTTCTCCTCCAAAAGCATCTGCCTGCCATTCCGGGTCTCGAAAAACAACTATTCCTGTATTATCACCAACTCTGGCATAACTAATATTTTGTTTTTCGTGAAATAAAAGATGACCCAACTCATGTGCTAATGTAAGTCTATCCCTTCCACTACCAGCTATAGCTCTATCATATACGTCTTGTCTAATTTGAATTTCATTTCTATCGGGATATGTTATACCATGACATTCTCCCATTTCGTCCTGTGGTAAAACACGAAAATTAAAATTCGAGTCTATACTTGGTAATTTGATTTCCAAAAACCTAACAATATCAAAAAACATATCATTCTCCGAGCCATCAATTTTTCTTATCAGCTCTGCTGTTTTTCTAATATCTTTTCGTGATAATGGTTCCGCAATACACCGTGCCATAAAACCCTCCTAGTCATTTTTTCATGTCCAAAATTTTCTGAATTTCTTTAATTTGATTGTTATCTAGATCTTTAAACTTCCTCGCAAATGAAAGAGCCAAATTTGTTTCTCGACTATTTGTGCCATCAAATGTAAGATTAATATCACATCTATCCTCATAAGCTAATTTTTGCAATGTAGTTGCTTTTTCATCTGATAAATTATATTTTGTGACAATGGTATTAACCCATGCATCAGGCACCTTTCTATTACCATTTTCTACAGCCGATAAATATGCCGCTGTTACGTTCAGTTTATCGGCCATATCCTTAAGAATCTCGTCATTCTCGATTCTTATTTTTCTTAGCTCCTTACCAAACTTTGTAAGCATATTCTTTCCCTCCATATGTGTCATATTCAATTGTTTCACTATATTTATATCACATATTGTTTTTTCTGTCAACAACTTGTTTAATTGTTTTCCTCATTGTTTTTTATTTTTATAGGCATTGGCATTCATATATTATATAAAAAATGGCGAGATTTCTCTCGCCAAACATGCTTTACAATGATCTTAATCCAACGTTCCAACTCACTTTTCCGACAATTCCATCCGCCGTCAGTCCATGATTCTTCTGCCAGGTCTTTGTTGCGTTCTCTGTTCCGCTGCCAAAATTGCCGTCTGGCGTCGTACCGATGATGATCTGCCATACCTTGACTGATTTTCCCTTGCTGCCTTTTTTAATTGTATTCATACTGTAATCCTCACTTTCTTTCACTGTGGTAGTGGTTGCACCGGTGCGACTCTCCACTTTCTTATTATAAAGAGCTGCCTCGGCTTTTCTTCTCCGCTGTAATCCCGGTAATGTTTTACCAGCAGCCTTACAGTACTGCTGCATTGCAGACGGAATCTGATTCATTACTCTGCCTGTACACAACTTTTTCACGTTGCCCTGCCCTAGGTTAAAAGCAAAGCTGACCAGTGCATCAAACTGGTTCTGGTTAAGTTTGTCCGTAAATGGGACATAGGACGGATTGTTGATATACTTTTCAAACTTTGCTATGTCCTGCTTTAAATACTCGTCCGCCTGTGCCTGCGTGATCTTCATTCCTTTATGTACGCCTGCTGTGTGACCGTACCCGATCGTCCACGCACCTGCAGAACACTGATAGGCTGCCAACCGGCAGCCTTCAAACTGTTTGATAAGGGCAAGACCAGCCTGTCCGATTTTTCTATTTGCCATGATTATTCCTCACTTTCTTTAATCTCTGTTTTGCTGTCTAACAATTTCTGTGTAATATCCAGTCCTGCAATTAAAAACTGCGGCACATTCACATTCATCTCTACCAGATTTTCCAAGATGCTGCGGACCTCATTAATCAAATATGTTGCCAGCGTGAACCATCCAAAGAGCTGCACAAACGAAAGATTAATACCGATAATCTCCCCCATATGTACAAAGCTCATTGAGACGAAAAATGCCATACCAATTACAATCCAATACCATACTTTTTTTAAGATTCCCTTTGCTCCGATGGCACTTGACTCATTCTTTTTATAGAATCTCGCCTTGCAGTACCCGGTTGCATAGTCGATCACATTAAGAATCAGGAATCCGGCAAATAAAAACCAGTACTCGCCGAACAATGCCGCCCCGATTGTTGCAATCAGTCCATAGATCATGTTAATTTTGTCAAATTTCATAAAATTTTCCTCTCTTTCTGCCCGTAGGCTTTATGCAAAAGAGCCGGCTACACAACACATGGTCATGTAATCGGCTCTCAGGCGCTTTAGATTATTCAGTTGTCTTTACTGCATCCAGCTTATCGCTGATCTCCTTAAGCACAGCATCTAACTTTCTCCAATTTTCATTTTCCAGTTCCATATCGTAGAATTCATTTTCTTCCGGGATATTAAATCCATAGTTTTCTGTCTGACTCATCAGGCATCCTCCTCTTCTGTGTATACTTTGCCTGTGATCTGCTCATATTCCTCCGGCGTGATCCATTTACCTACAGCATTATGTACACGGTTCTCATTCCACAGTCCTTTGTCATAGTAATTTTTTACTTTTTCATAATTCTTACTCATCTAAACTTACCTCCATCTGCATAGCCATATAGTCAATATCTGCCCTCTGTTTTTCGATACTGTCCGCGTTCTCGGCTGTTTTTTCTGCATTCTCGGCTAAACTCTCAGATACAGCAGTGATCCTCTGCTCGATGTCATTAACTTCTTTTTCCAGGACAACGATTTTCACATCTTCCCTCAGAATAACCTGTTCTAAGACTACATACCCCGGAATCACTGATGTCAACATGTCCTCATCAGTATAAACCTTTAACACTGTAAGTTCTTCTTTATCTGAAAAAGCTTCCTGCAGTTCTTCGCAGGTTTTGTTATCTGCAAATTCAATATTCAGTTTTCCATCCACATGATTAATATTGTTGATGGTCAGAATGTTTTTTGTGGTTTTTAATTTCATAAAAATTCCTTCTTTCTTATTATTTTTCGTAAAACAGCGGTTTAAAGAAATATTATACACAGACAGAGGTTGATAATATTATTGAAAAAAACAAGGTGAAATCCATTGTTATAGAGTTCAAAGGCATTACTACCAATGAAAGCAAAGCATTTTTCCCTAAATATACCTATTGGGGATATGTCGGCGGAAAAACCACTGAAATTGATAATTTAATAGCACAGGGGCACACAATTCTTGGCGGTTTTATCTGCGGCGGTCCACACAACGATGCCTCCATGGCTGGCAATGGTTCAGATAACATAGGTGTTATAGTCGGTTCAGCAACTTATTATAACGTCCCATATTCATTTTACGTTTTTTCACAAGCTTATCAGACAATAAGGATTAAGGTCTGCGTTTTATATATTTAATATTTAACACAGTTTTATAGCAGTTATCTTTGTACTGATCTGTCCAAATGTCACAGCTTTTGGTACTTTTATTAAAAATTTTAAATTGGTAATTGCCTTACCAGATATTATTTCATGCATGGTCAGCCACGTGCCACCGTTTCCGCTGTTTGGGGCGGTGATTCCAATCGCCTGATCGACGGTACTTTTTAATGATACAACATCCACAGTAGAACTTTCAGAAACCCAACAGTAATAATTTACCAGCCACGTTCCGGAATCAATAGATAATCCGTCCGCACCTGCATAACTCCATGTATCGGAGAAGTATTTATTAAATTCGTTACTGCTTACCTGACGGTATCCGGTATTGAACATGGTTTTGGCGTCGGATTTCTTTAAATATGTGTCTGGAATGTTATTACCATCATAATCTGCACTAGCACGGGCAACACGTACAGCAGGATATGTACCGTCAGTTTTATCAGCATAAATATCGACAACATTATCATTTTGCACATTAAATTGTGGAAACAATGTACCGACAAATCCAGACCAGTCTTTTGCTAATACTTTTAGGAAATATTTATTGGTTAAACCGCTGTTTAACGTACTTATCTGTTTCGCCAAACTGCCATCCACATTCGGATTTGCCTGTCTTGCATCAAGTGCGTAGCCTGCTTCCGTGGTAGTGTTATTGTTGGCAACTGCCGTTTTCTTTAAATATGTTTCGGAAATGTTCTTTCCATTTCCATCACATTCCGCTTTTTTAGCTGATGCCACATTTTTATCACAATCCGATGTGTTGTCTACCTGATCCAATCCCTTAAAAAGTTTTTCTACACTCTCAAAATTCTCATTCACGGTTTTCATATCCACCGGATCTGTTCTTTCAAACAGCTTGAATTTAAAAATATCTGTAAGTTTCATGTTATCCTCTCTTTCTCAGTCCGATTTCTGCAACCTGTTCCACTGTAAACCGTGATAATTCTTCCATTGTATAATTCGCGATATTTTCTACCTTTGCACTCAGATTCTTCGGAATACTGATGTTTCTCAATTCCCAGTGTGTAAACTGCCCCAGTATAATATGCGGATACGGTTTTAATGTCTTGTACTGGTTGTAAAGCAGTTCTGTGTTAAGCAAAATATTGCATGGCACGATTTCGTCTAAAATATCCACCACAGAATCATATTGATTTTTCTGCGCTATACCGATTTTAACGATCATTGTCTGACCGGGAATATCAAAGTCTATTGCGTACTCTGTACCACACAATTCCTTTAATTTTCTTTCAAGGAAAGCATAGTTATACGGCAGACACACATTCCATTTGGTCAGACACCGGAAGATTCTATCTTCGAGCGTATCATCACTTTTTGGTGTCACACCAAGGATCTTTTCAAATCTGGCAATTCCCTCTTCGTCACAGGATGTGATGTACCGGTTATCAATCATCCTGTTATGTTTGGATTCCAATAATCGAAACTCCGGTGTTTCCGTATCCATAATTTCAGCCAGCTCACTGTATTCCTGCAAATACAAAGGGAGCAGCTCCTTAAGATTGATATATCTATCCTCCATAAGTAACCACCCCCATGACCGGAATCTCATATTCTGTTAATTCAAGATTTTGTGTACCCCCATTGATGGTTGTTCCTGTCACATCAAGCACACCTTTCACACCCATGATTGCAGCATCCAGCGACGCAATTCTCACGATCAGATGATTCTGGTTCTCCCAGTCCTGCCGCAACGATAAAATGTACTTTTTCATTGCGTCCTCAATCAATGCTTTACATTCATTCAATCCATAACCACTGTCAAAGGTGATATTCATTGCAATATTTACCACTGACTCTTTCGCCGTCTCGACCGTAACCACATGCCCGATCGGCGCCAGCCCGTCCCCCATGCCATCACCGTTTGGATCAAACTCTTTCTGGACTGCAGATATCAATGTATCCGTAGCTTTTCCATGTGCACTGTCTAAAATAACAAGTTTCACTGTTCCCGGACCATTCCACGTCCGTATCACTTTGACTGCTCCGACTCCCGCCAGTGCAAGCGTTTTGTTTCGATAATCTTTTACATTACCGGAAAATGCCCTTTCCTCAAACGATTCAAAATACCTCTGCCGCAGGGATTCCGTACTTTCTTCCGCTTCTCCATAGATCAAAACCCTCGTGATCTTTGCAGTCGTGAGACCGGAAATATATTCGATTGGCAGAACATCTCCCGTATATTCATTTCCGACCGTACCGATCTGCTCACAGGTGACCTGTCCGGGAGCTGTAACGATATAGGTATTTTCCCCGCCAGTAAATCTTTTTCCGTCCGCAACCTCTACATCGGTTTCTAACTCAAGTACTGCCTGAGTTGCTTCCTTTGGCGTAATACCGCGATCCGCACATAACCGGATCAGATATTCCCTTGATGCCGTGTCTCCAAATGTCTCTGCCAGCATGCAGTCAAATGCAATATACATAGACGTCAGTTCCACTGCTGCCGGTGCCAGTGCAGCATAGATTGGCGAACTCTCCCTTTTATCCATTGTCTCAGGCACACGGGACAACATGCGCTGTAAAATCACATCAAATGTCTGATCTTCATACATTACACGTCCACCTCCTTCTCAATCTTTGCATTTCCATATTTCGTGTGCGCGGTAAATTTAGCGATCAGCGTTTTTCTGTGCACTTCAAACTCAAAATTATCTACCGAGTCTATCCGGTCATCCTGTGTCAGAGCCTCCGTAATCCGCCGTTCCGCTTCCACCATGACATAATCCATCGGCTTACCGATCAGATCCTGCAATTCCACACCATAGTTCCATGAAAAAATAATGTAACGATACCGCTCTGTGTTCAGGATATTGTAAATTGCCTGTTTTACTGCTTCCAAACCATCACATTCGCCTACAACATTGCACGTTTCCCGGATCATGTGATGACATAAAGACGGCTGTTCTGTTACCTCGATTTCTTTTAAACTGTTAACTGCCGGAATCATGTCACACCACCCTGTCCGCAACTAAAAACTTCTGGCCGCCCTGCTGCCGGATCAGTACAACCTGCTGACCTGTTTTTAATCCGCTGTAAATCTTCATTTCCTTTTTCACACCGTCTAATTCAATGTCCACGGTACGATCTGTTAAATGTTCCGGAATGATAAGCTGTGCGCTGGCTATATCAAACCTCTGCTCCACTTTAATTTTTAATGGAGCTGCCGCTATCACTGTACCGGACATCACATCTGCCGGATATCCCGCCTCATTGACTCCGTTTGACACCTGCTGTATCGCCCTCACGAAATCATTTGCATCATGCACTGAAACCACCTCCTGATAAAGTCAAATCCATTGTGTGTTTGCTTTCACCGTATTTGTGTACACATTTTTCTACGAGCATCAGATTTTTTATCTGCACATCTCCTAAATTAAGCTGTACCACGACCAACGAGCCGCCGCGCACTCTGGAATCACCACAGGCATCCTTAATTGTCAACGTCTTTGTAGCTTTATTGTAAAGTTTCAAGAGCGCATCCGCTTTCGCCTGCCCGTTTTCTCCATCCTGCAGCGTGTCAAAATACTGTAAGATCCCCCAGTCATTCATGTGGGAGGAATCCTGTGCAATATATACATCCCTTTTTCCTGTCTTTTCATTGTCAAAGACCAGCTTGATCCGGTTGTAAGTATCTGAATCAATCGAAGATTCATAATCATAATTCTGCCCGGTCTCTGCATCTATGACGATAGGCACATACATATCACCGATAAAAGACAAATTCAGCTTTCCGCCGTCATCATGGAGAATGTACAGATCACCTGTATTCTGCAATGTCAGATCAAGTGCATTTCCGATCATATCCATAAGAGACTCGTTATCTTCCACTCTCGATGCAATCTTCCATATGGTGTCCGCAATCGTGCCGAGATTAAAACCAAAATTATTAGCAATCTGCATCACGACCTCAGTAGCCGTTTTGTTCTCATATACCATTGTGTCTTTGTTTTTCAGATACCGGATCTGGTCATAGGCAGTTACTTTTACAATATTGCTCCTGTCGCGCTTGATTTTGAAAATAAAACCATAAAACACACATGTTTCTCCGTCCTTAAAGCGTACTGGATTTCCTTCTGCAATCGAAATCCCGGTATCCACGAAACTGAATTCTATGGAACCGGGACTGATCTGCCGCTCTGTGGTCACTTTTACTTCTTCCTGTACTGGGGGCAGGTAAACTGTGCTGCCGTTTTGAATTAACAACTCGTACATGGGACTCTCCTTTCTGGTTTTCTCATTGTATATCACTCTCTTTTCTAAAAAATAGGTATAAAAATTCCCGCCTACTTCATGTAAGCGGGGATTCCTTTTTTAATATTGCTTCCGACGAAATTCGTTCAAAGCAATTTACTGTGTAATCATTTCCTGACCATCAAATATAAATGACTGGATTGTATTCGTGTCTGTGTCGATAATAAATTGAAATTTACTTCTTGTCTCTGCGCCAAAACTATTTTGAGCATCTACATATCCCTGAACTGTCATTATATTTTTTTCTTTACCAAATCCCCATTCTGTATAATTTGGAAATTTAGCTGTGCTTGGGGATTTTAATATTTCTTTCACTTTCTCTTGACATATATATTGATACTTATTCACATCATCCATAGAGACGGTATAATCTTCAAGAGTTGCAACCTTTGAGCCATTCACATATAAATCATAATCACCATATCTAATTTGGCTTACAGATTTATCTGCAAGTAAATACAGAATAATATTATCAGCGTTTTTTGTTGCAATTCTATAACCAGTTTCTCCATCCACATGAGCATTATCCAACAACTCATCATGTTCAAACGAAACAACATCTGTAATTCCGCAGTCATTAAGAACAGCATCTATTTTAGAACTTTCTTCACTGCTAACGTCTATGTATTTAGCGGCTATCGAATCGTCATATTTTTGAGGATTTTCTTTTCTGTCCTTTGCATCATTAGTCACAGCAACATTAACCGCTACACATATTAACACAAATACGATAATCGTCATTAAACACCCATGTCCTTTTTTCTTCTTTTTGACTTGGGCTGCACCCTGTGAATGATCTTTACCCTTTACCGTTGATTCCTCCTGTATTTCCACTTTTGCTTCATCCGTTGTTTGAACGGGGCAGCCACAATGAGGACATGCAGTTGCTTTATCACTTATTTCTTTTCCGCATTCCTTACATTTAATCAATGCCATAACTCTTTCCTCCTTCGTGTTATAGGGAAATTATACAGTATACTCTGTCAAATGTCATTATTTTTTTATGCTGCCGGGATCGTAAGCACCTGCCCTGGATATATCAGATTCGGATTCCCGCCGATCACTGATTTATTGGCATTGTAGATCACACTCCACTTTCCACCATCGCCGTAAAACTGCTTCGCGATCTTCCAGAGACAGTCCCCGGAAACTACGGTATAGCTCCCCCCGCTTGGTGCATTGCCTGCTGCTCTGGTCTGCTGCATTGCAGCCTGTGGTTTTGGCAGCGATATATCCACGGTACAGGTCTTTGTGATAAATTCACGGTACTGTTTCAGTTTAATCTTGACAGTCGTATCAAATCCCTCTCCGGCATCATCCACAATGGAATAATCCTCAAGTGAAACTGTCATGTTGGTATGAAATAACTTCTTGTTGTTTGGAAATGCTCTTGTCATGATATACTGAAAACTTTTCTTCTGTAACTTTAATTCTTCCAGCTTATCCAGATAAAACCTGGCATTCCGGAAAGTCTCTGGATATAGGGCAAACGGATATTCTGTATTTGGAAGCAGAAGATCAAATTCCACATCTGACAACCCTGCGGCTTTCAAAATATTTGCTTCGCCCTCATTAATCAGAGTTACCGTTTCGTTCTGATTATTGATTTTTACTGTCACTTTGGATGGAGCAACCGGAAACAGCACCCCATCCAGATATAATTTATATGCCATTCCCTACGCTCCTTCCCGGACGATTTCTAATGCCTCTAACACTTTCGTTGTCATTCCATCCACGATACCATCCAGATCTGCATCGCTGCTCACGTTGTTATTGTTCGTCATATCCAGCTTGATCTCCGCAGTCGTAAACCGATTGATTGCTTCCTGCTCTGCAATGTCTCTAAGATATTTCAGATCTTCATCTGTGATATCCACAGAATCTTTGATTGCACTGGTATCATCCGCAATACTGTCAAGGTTGCCACCTGCACCGGAATTTGCAATTGCATCACTGAAACTGGATGTGTAATCATCTGGATTTGGGATATCCACTTTGCCAAAAATATCCGCTAGGCTGAAATTTGATATTTTATCATCAATTTTCTCTCCAAAATTATATCCTGAGTTCCATGCGTCCCCATAATCAAACCGGTTGAACTGATAATCTGACATTTCTACCGTCTTTAAAATTTCTGATCCACCATTCTCAGTTATCACGGCATCCACTTTTGCCTGTACTTTATTTTGAAATCCAGCTACTGCATCCGCAAGACTACTGCCAAAGACTGCATCAAGCATTCGAGCCGCTGACTCGATTACTTCCACTATAAAGTTAAACAGGCTTAAAAATAAAGCCTCTATACCGGCGATTGGGTTATTAAAAATAAGTGCAAATGCATTGACAAAATTTGCGATCAGATTCCATAAAGTAACCCCTATTCCAATGATCGTATTTACAGTTCCAATAAACAGATTTCCTATAAAAGCTAACGCTATCGCAAATGCTCCACAAATCAATCCTGTCGCAGAAGTCGTTGTTCCAGCAAAATGGTTTACTGCCGCAACTGCTGCATAGAATATTGCAATCAGCGCAACAACTAAAACGATAATCCATACAATAGGACATGCATATAACGCCCCATTATATCCCATCTGTGCTGCTGTTGCCGCCATTGTAGATCCTGTAAGGGCTGCAGTTATTCCTATTTTTGCAGACATAGCTACTGCATGAATCGCACTGGCTGCTGCACTTGCTATTTCCATACCTTTAACAATGGCAAGATAAGTTCCGTACACTGCTAAAGCAGCCGCTATTCCATATATAATCGGGCTAATCATCGACCAATTATCTGCCACGAATCCAGCTACAGATCCCACTAAATCAAAAATATTCAGCACAATATTTGCTGTCGTTGCCATCGCTTCGATCGCTTCATCAACAAATCCCTGGAATGCATTGCTGTTCGCCATGCCGTTTAATCTTTGAAGAACCGGCTGGAAAGCCATAACTGCAGTATTTTGCATCGACTGCCAGATCTGTCCCCAGGTCATCGGCATTTCATCAAACTTGGCATTGATATCATCCGCCGCAGAAAAGATCGCTGCCTTGACAATATCCCCTGTTATTTCACCGTCTGCTGCCATATCCCTGATCTTGCCGATTGGAACATCAAGATAATCCGCAATATTCTGGATCAGGTTTGGCGCCTGTTCAAAAATACTGTTTAATTCATCACCGCGGAGTACACCAGAACCAAGAGCCTGTGATAACTGTAACTCTGCATTTGCGGCTTCCTGTGTGGATGCACCGGCGATCGTCATCTGCTTTTGAACTAAATCTGCAAATGCAACAACCTCTTCCGAGTTGCCAAATGCATCCCGTGCATTATTGCCGAATCTTGCAACAACCGATGCCATGCTATCTAGCGATCCACGCGCATCCTGTGCCGCAGCATATACCATATTAACAAGTTCCGACGTCTCATTTGCAGTTCCGTTTATCTCATTAAAGGAATTATTCATCAGATCCAGTCTTGAGGTTGTCTGCGTCAATTCATCGGACATGTTGAGAATTTTTCCCACGCTCTGGATACCCACATATGCACCAACCACGCGTTTAATTGTTCCCATCAACCCCTCTGCGCCGGATACCCCCTCCTGAATCTCCTGATTGAATCTTCCCTGCTCATCCGTATTATCCCGGATATACCGCTCTGTATTACCCACTGTCTGCGATAACTGGAGATATGCCGCATTTGCACCGGACACATCCATGTTCTGCATGGCGGTATTAAGATTATTCTGCTCCTGAATCGCCCGGTCTAATTGCGATCTCAACTGTTCCAACTGGGAGTTTGCTGTATCTGTTCCCATATTGACCGGATTGCTTTCGATCTGCTGTATCCGTTCCCGGATCGAATCGATTCTGACAGCCATGGAATTAAGATCTTGAAACGACTCCGGTGGGAAGATTGTTGTACTGTATGCCTGCCTTGTAATATCGTTCTGTGTGTTGTTCAACTGTTCTAACATACTATTGGTACTCTGTACTTCCTGCTCGAACCGATCTATCCCGGTTCCTGTAAACACATCCAGATTGTTCGTTTCCCACTGCACTGGAATCTCGACCGGGGCAGAACTTCCTACAAGCGGATTCGGGGCAGAAGCCGGCTGCTGTGCCGCACCGTTTAATGCAATTAAGGATGCTGTTGCTTCATCGATTGCCTCTCGCGCTCCCTCCAGACTGCTCGTATCAATATCCATCGACATTGCCTGCTGCATATCATACATCTGTGCTGTTGCAAGATTGACTGCATCCATAATGCCATACAAAACACTGGTAAACTGATCATTAAGCTCTATCGCTGTCTGAATAGCTGCCATACATCGCACCTCCTTCCTAGCGAATCTTACTCTTTAATTCCCGCTCTTTTTTCTTATCATTCTCGATTTTGATTTTTATTGCGGCAATCACAAATGCTTTTTCCTGCTCATCCATATTCAAAAATACAGATGGCAGGATATGTAATTTCAGAAGGGCATAGTAAGCAAAGTTTGCTTCACCATCCCCTCCTTCAATCAGTTTTTTGCTTCATCCACCTTGACATCAAAACTGTCTGTAAATCCCTGGAACTTTTGCATCCACACTTCAAACATCTGAAATTCACCAGCGCCATCCACCATTGCATATAATAAATCTTCCGGTGTTTTCACACCGTAGGAATCCTGTAATTCTTCATCGTACAGATCAGGATACACGGTTGCTGCTGCCATCATCTTTGACAGGTATTTTTCTGTATTCAGCCTTGGGCGGTACATATTCGGTTTTCCAGTTACCGGGACCTCTACAGTACATGCATTGCGCAGTTCCTCATTCTCGCGTGATGTGATCTGGCGAAATTCCCAGAGAAGCGGCTTTCCGTCTGTATCTGTAAGACTCGCTGTTGGAGCATACTTCTGATTTGCTTTTACCTTTTTGTTTGCTTTCATAAATCTGCTGAACTCTGACATATCTTTCTCTCCTTTTTATTTAAAAATCCCCTCCCGCTGATGCAGGAAGGGAACATCATTAATTTGTTTTAAAACCTTCTAACTCTTTGAATTTCTCCGGCATATCCCAGCTCTCAAAGGTTCCTGAAATATCTTCATCCAGAATTTCTTCGCCCGCCTGGAACTTTGCAAGAATAAATGAATCACAAAGGCATCCCCTGTGAATAATTGTCTGCCTGCCTGCATTGCTTGATGGATCCTCATTGCTCACCTGGATTTCAAAATAAGGCAGGTTTCCTGTTTTCTGATACTGGTTTGCCATTGTGCGGAGCACTGACTGATTATAATGTGCAGTTCCCTTCCAGGTGCCCTTTCCACCGGCAGCCTTGTGTCCCATGCCGACTTTACCTAAAATCTTGACATCGCTGATCGTAACATCCCATTTGCTTTCGAACTCTGTCAGATTCATAAAATTGTACCGTCTTTTACCAATCGTAATAAAACACTCCGCAAGGCTTCCATAGACGGCATCGCCTGCGTCCATAATAGCTGTATTTCCCATCTTTCTTCACTCCTTCCTACGCTACCGTGACAGTCATATAGAGCTTACTCATCGCATTAACAACTGTCACCTGATCTGTGATCACTACCGACTTTTTCGATTCTCCCTGTGCGATCGTAATATCATCTTCGCTGAAGTTCTCGATCGCCCTGATTTTTTCAAGTTCCCTGTGGTGTGCCACGATGTCAGACCAGAGAGATGTTCTTCCTGCCGCATCATTTGAGATAGTGCCGAGATATTTCGTACTGAATAATACGGCGATATCATTACCGATCTGGTCGATCACGCGGACCGTCTGATTGTCTTTGAAAAGTTCTCCCTGCGTATCTGTCACGCTTACCATGGAGTTGATGTCGTCCAGAATGCGGATATCTGAATTTACCCTGTGCAAGACAAATTCTCCATTTTTGATAGACTCTCTTAACTGATTCTGTGTATACGATGTATCTACTGTAAAGGAACCGTCGTAAACTTTGTTCTGACAGGATTTATTTACAGCACATCCGCATTCTGCACCAGTAACCCAGTATACAAGACTCGCTTCGCTCCATCCCGCATCTGTGGTCTTATTTTTCACATTGATAACACCCATGTGATCTGCGGAAATATTGTAGAGTACCACCTGAAATTTAATTCCAAGTTCATCGCGCAGCCGTTTGTTAAATGCAACGTATAACTTTTTCGTTGTCTCATCCGTTACCGCAACACCCATGGTGTTATAAGAATAAGATTCAATCAGATCCAAATATGTCTGATGTGCTGTTCCGTCTACAGTTCCATTTGTTCCACCTGTCAGTGGTGCGGCTGCCGTATCTTCCAGCTCGATTTCCTCTTTAAACGAAACATAATCATTCGCCACAAGCTCTTTTGCTGTTTTTACCGTCTGCGTATCTACTTTGGTTGTGCCAAGGTAAGTAATAACGTCAAATTTATCTGCATCGTCCGCATTTTTCTGTATAGCAATCCGGATATCATTGCCACGGGTTCCGCTGTACAATGCGGTTGCCATGGTATTTGCAGCCTTTGCACCGCCACCGTTTAAACGGTATGCATAAAGCTTCTGCGCCCCAAGGAACAGATCATTCAGTCCTTTCATTTTCGGATCATCGAATGCATAGCCGAAAATCTTCATACTGTTTTTCTGGAAGTCCTCGTTTGTCACCTCAAAGACTTTCCCTTCCACGCCCCAGTCAAGTTCTAAAGGCATTGTCGCAACGCCTCTGTCTGACAGGTTCGTGTTTGCAGATGCCGCCGATACAAAATTGATATATGCTCCTGGCAGCACCTTATTCTGTGCGGTAAATGTTCCTCCACCTAAAGCCATTTATTTCACCTTTCCTTTCATATATTTTTCTAATAACGTGTCCGCTTCTGCTTTTGTGTACTTTTTGTTTTCATCAAGCAATGCGTCCATTATATCTTTCCTGGCACTGTACTTTGCACAGGCAAGAAGCTGTTCTTTTGTAAATTTCTGTGCCGCTTTTCCCTGCGGCTTTTCTAATACCTTTCCACTCGCATTTGCCATTTTGTTACTCTCCCTTCATTTCTGACTGAATTTTAATCTGTCCCATCACCTCAGAACGTACCGGTTTTTTCAATATTACCCGGTTATAATTCACAAAAAAATTCAATACACCGTCAACCAGTTTATGGTTCTTATTCGTTCCACGTATTGCTCTGTCCTCATCTAACGGAGTAACATACTCTAAAGCAAACATCATACGCTCTGCCACATCGTTGCACTCTGCGTATGGATTCAGTTTAGATTCAGGAAAGTACTGGATACAGAATGCATTATTTTGCAGATACCGCTGCCCGCAAAGCGGGCTTATGCTCTGGTCAATCAACTGTATAAAAAAACAGGGCTCTTTCAAGTCCTGCTTTATCTCATCCTTGTGGATCTTATAACCATCCTCAAACTCGCTGTCTAAGGCAATGCTGATCGCATCTATAATTTCATTTATCATTTCATGATATCTCCAAGGTATTTTCTGATTTTTCGTTCAAGGATCTGCGGTGCCATGTTCTGTAACTCCTGTTCGGATATCTTCATCATAAAATGTCCTTTGACCCAGCCTTTATGATTTGCGGTTCTGTGGCCGTATTCAACATAACTGGCATATTCGACCGGATTTACGATCTCAATCACGTAGGTGCCCCCGAAATGATTTACCGTAAGACTGTCTGCGTATCCCTTTGCTGATGCCCGTTGCCCCGCTGTCCATCCCCGGCGAAGAGTTCCGCCTTGTTTGCCTTTCACTTTTTTCCCTTTATGTGAAAAACCTGTCTCACAAGTATAAGACTGCCCGGAATAATCCCCGACGGGTGTTCTTTTTATGACTAACCGCAATAGTCTTGCCGCCAGTTCCTTCACACATGCCTCCACAAACGCATTCGGATCCTGTAATTTTTCCATTTCTCTCTGCAGCTCCGTAAGTCCCCGGATATTAAAACTTCCCATTCCTGCCATCATGCATACCTCTCTGACAGTGTAAGCACAATCTCCTGATGCGTCGGATAAACCGCAGGTACACCACTGCATTCATATGCACGTGTGATGCCTGCCTGCGTGACTGCGATCTTGCTTCCAGACTTGATCTGTGTATCCGGGGACAGAAACAGTTTTGTGACCTGTGCCGTCTTTGCGGCAGCTTCCGTCTGGTCTACTGCACTGACATTCGAATATGACAGGCGGCATGGCTCATCCTCTAACACAACCACTTCCTTTTCCGATGTGATCTTTGTTCTCGAATCTTTGATCGGCTGAAATTCCGTTACTGTGCATTTCCCATCGTATGTCTCTTCCTGTGCCTTCCTTGCCATTGCCTGCATTTTTTTAATTGCATCTGAGATCATCTCCACGCCACCTTTCTGTATCGTTTCAACGAGGATTCATAATTTTTCAACACCGTGTCTTTGAAATTGTCATCCACATACTGACGGAATGAAGTAGAAGTGTCCCCCTCAGAAATAGAGGAAACCGTGCCGACTGCTGCCGACTCACTTCCAATATTTTCATTCCGATACAGATCCATTGCCATGCGATAGCCGGTGTTTATCAATCCATCCGGCATTTTCTCCACATGGCAATAGTTTTTTATGATTTCCTCCACATCTGCAATGACAAATTCAAGTACCATATCCTTAGAATCATCCTCAATCCCAAGAAGTGCCTTTAATTTTGCCAGATCCATAGGCTACCCGATCTTATGCTTAATTGCAACGATACGAAGCTGTTTCGGTTCGTATACCGGATTCCAGTTCTCTGCCATTGCAAGTTCTGCCCTCGTCGGAGTCTCCACATGCTCACGTTTTGCCCCGGTGTACGCGATTCCTCTCGGATGCAGGATAAACGCTTTACGGTTGATCAGATAATCCACACCGCCGCCAGTCTGCTTGTCACGGTCCACCTCAGTAGCAACATGACCGACCGGAGAACCATTGCCGTAAGCAACTGCTCCATTACCGAAAAGGTATGTTGTGTATACATTATCAGCAACCGGGCATCCATCATCTACGGTCACACGTCTGCCCTGATAGGTGTCAAACTCAACATCTGTAGAATCACGCTCTGTCTCGATCAGGTTCAGCTTTTTCAGATAAGATTTTGTAGCAGAGTGCATTGCCACACCGGTAAGCTGCGACTGTGCATCTCCAAGCATCTGACATGCATCGATAAATGCAGATGCGCTAATCTGCTTTGCAGCCTCTGCTTTTCCTGTAGTCAGATCAAGAATATGATCTGCCATCCTGGTCTCCGCTTTCGGTGTTCCACTTGGATCTGCCGTGGTGGTTCCAAATACACCCGCAAGAACCGCAATCAATTCCTTCTGCATATCGCGCGCCCAGTACTGTGCCACCAGATCACCGATTGCTTTCATCGGGTCTGCACCTGCTAATGCTGCGGAAAGATTTGTAGCAGCCCACATTTTCTGACGGAGAATTGTGGTGGATACATCTTTGTTAGAACCGATCTTTGCCGGTGTCATCTTTACATCTTCCAGTGTCGGTTCGGATTCTCCCTGTAAATCCTCAAAGAACGGCATATTGTGTGTTCTCGCCGCCTCGGATGCCAGTGCATCAAATCCCGGGCTGTTTACCACGATCCCGCTCTGGAAAAACGCGGACAGCTCCATAGTTCTGTTGATTACATACCGGTTAAAAAGTTCCGGTACGATCACGTCTGCAATTTTTGTAATTGCCATAAATAGTTACCTCTCTTTCTAAATGGTTACCCCTGCGGCGGCTGCCATCGCTTTCGCCTGCTCCGGGTTGGATTTTAAAAGTTCACCCTGTTTGGTCAGATTAAACGTCTCTTTTGCAAATGGGTTTGCAGTTCCCGCGCCACCGGTGCCGCCCTGTGGATGATACGGCGGTTTTGACTGCTCCTGTTTGAACAGATGCGCCATTGCCTGATCTTCCTTGTATGGCTTTACCGCTTCCTCTACGCCGACCGGTTTACCTTCTTTGTCAAAAGTGAACTTGTCCAGTCCTCCGGCTTTGTAGATCAGATAATCTGGGTCAAGCACTCCCTGCTTTGTAAGGGAATCTTTTAACGCATAGGTCTTTGAAATCTGCTCGTTGGCTGTCTGCTGATCTTTCAACTTCGTCTGAAGGTCTGTGATCGTAGTCTGCAATGTTTCATTATCTGCATTGTTCTTTTTCAGATCTCCGATCGTAACATTGAGTGTCTTGATCTGACCAGAAAGATTCTCCTTTTCTGCAACAGTGGTATCATACTTGCCTTTGTCGACGTACTGACCAGATCCAAGGTCTGCAAGTTTTACCTGTTTGTCCTTATTCTCCGGTTTTCCGTTATGAGCATTGACAGCATCTGCCACCTGCTTATAGAGATCTTCGCCTAAAATGTCTTTTAAAAATTCCATATAGTTCCTTTCCTGCACCGTTTTTAAACGTGGTGTCCTCCACAGGCAGTATGCAGTTTTGATGCCATGCATAAGGGCAATTTGCCGCAGTTTAAACGTCTTAAGGCTTTCGGACAATATAAAAACAGGACTGCTGTTTACAATCCTGCTTCCATCGTTTTACATTTTGCGGTTGCACCGGTGCAACTCTCCGGTTACCCTGCTATTACTAAATACACACCTCTTGGCGCCGAACATTCCTATGCTATTGTTACACATATTATTTTGTTCTTCTTCATGTGTTTTCCTTCCTGTTTGGGTATAAAAATACCACCATGCCATTTCTGACTGGTGGTGCTTCGCTATCACTTTTTTTTCGATGGTTTTGTATCTCCCTTTCCTCCCAAGACTCTTTGTCCATCTGGAAGATATGAATATACTTCTTCAATTATTCCGTCTTCCCAACCACTTTTTTCCAACTTTGGATACAACTCGTCAAGATGATTTAATATTTCGGGATCCCGAATATCAAGATTCCGAAATTCATCCCTTCTTCTGTCATATTCTTCATATGTCTTTACCTTTAAGAAATCCTCTTTGTTACTCATAAAACGACACCCTCAATCATCTTTTTCACTTCATCAGATACGATTTCATTGTTCATGTACTTTCTGAATGCTTCAGATATACTTTCGCCTAATAAATCCACGTTAATTGTTCCATCTGGCTTCAACGCTTCCGACGTTTTATTAATGTACAACCTTGCTTGATATTCACTTTCAAATCTACTGCCTTTTAATATATAAATATCTACGGATTTTCCTACGCTATTGTAATATGTCTTTGTTATTATATCACTATAGGTTAATCCATCAACAAGAAATTCTTTATATTTTCGAACAGCATCCTGATCCATCATATAATTTTCGATAAGATGCCCTACTTCATGGAATATTTCCGCTTTGCTGGTGCCGATTCCAACTCTAATTGTCCTATTTACGATATCACAAGCACTTCCATCCCACCCGAATTCAAATGTTATATCACTCAAAGTCTGTTTTACTCTGATTGGCAATTCATCGTATGCCTTAGATACCGTCATCGTATCTTCAAACTTCTGTTTCGCAGTAATTATAGAGTTTTTCTTCGTCGCAAACTTAATATCAGGTATTTCCACCGATCCATCTGTCGATTTTCTTTTGGTTGTAAATTTTTCATCTGACACACCATCATCGACAAATGAATTTTTCCATTCTTCATATGTCATATTGCCTGGCACATAGTAGGTCTTTCCATCCTCGCCACGGGCGGCACGTTCGCCCACACTGTCAAATTCATCATCAAAATAAGGGCATGTGCAGCCACGACAATTCGGATGAAATGGCGGTGCTGTCACACCAATCTGGAACTCTGTCATAGGAAAATGCTTACCATCCATCCCACCGCATGTCTCACATGTGTGGCTGTCGAGTGTCTCTACCACTTCGAACTGCTCTACATCCAGTTCTTTCATGCAGTCCTGTCTTGCCTTATTTGCAACTGCTGCCGATTCCGTCATGACTACTCTGCCCGCCTGTGCTCTGGATACCTTCATTTGCTTTGATATCTCTGCTATTGCCCGATCCGGCGCTTCCCCGGTAATGCACATACGCGACAGGCTGTTGTGTAAATTATTGATCAGCTTTGTCTTGTTCTCCCACAGGCGGTCTGAAAAGTTCTTTCCATCTACCGCCCACGGTTTGCACACGATCATCTCGACAGTTCGTGGATCCAGCCGGTTAATCGTTGTACCCACACCGACGCCTTTTTGAATTTCATATGCTGTGTGATAGAAATCAGAGGTATATGTAGTCCTGATATGCTGGTCTATCTCGTCAACACAGTTTCCATACAGTTTTTCTGCCTCCTGCTGTATTTCAATCTTTAAGGCTTCCAGCCTGCCGATATGCACCCTCGCAGACGCGTTTTCAAGTTCTTTTTCCCACGCTCCGTTGATCTTGTTTTCTTTGCCATATTTGATGTAATCATCCACATTCCACTGGAATTCCTTCAATTCTTGCGCATTAAGCAGTTTTTTTGCTTCCTGCATGGAAATACCGTTGTTATCTGCCAGGCGTTGATACCATGCATTGATCTTTCCGTTGATTGCAGTAATGGACCGGTCAAATTGTTCCTGGATCTCCTGCACTTTCTGAACGGAGGTATCATGCTGTGCATCTTCCATCTGTTTAAAACGCTCCTGCCAGTATTCACTTGTCTGTTCAGCCATGCAATCACCTCATTTCACAAAATCCCAAGTTTCTCGTATACGTCTGCGATTTTCGGAAACTGATTTGCAATCCAATCAACCATTGTTTCCTCGTGTCCCATACGCGGAACGTGCTCAAAGTTATCTTTCAAGCCGCTTTCATTCAAAAACGCATGAATAATTTCATGGCGCAGACTACTCTTGAAATAAACATCCTTTTCCTCTTCGTTATCAAAGTGAAAATGTTCTTCATCATCCAAATCTGCAATAACAATCAGTGGAAGGTCACAACAACAATAACCAACCCATGAATTTTTGCTTAATTCGCTATCCTCTGACCACTTGTGTATCTCTATCCGGTACTCCGTTCCCAGAATCATCACTGTCCGTCCCACTGCCTGTCTCCCTTCCCTTTGCACTAAAAGCGCCAACGTAAGCATCTGCTTTCTCCTGTGCTTCTTTCTCTTCTTTTTCCAACTGCTTGATTTCTGCATCTGCATCTTCCACAAGCGGATGTGCTTTCAGAATCGTCTTTTTGCTCACAATCCCTACGGAATCCTTACAGATCTGTGCCTGCTCCGTATCATTCTTGATACAGGTACGGGTCCATGTCTGTATGATCGTACCGCACTGAATTCCAAGAGATTTGCAGATTGCCCGGACAAGACGTGCAAAACCAAGCTTAAACTCTGTTTCCATCAACCCGGTTTTCATCTCTAATAGCGAATACATGAACTTCAAGGCTTCGCCCGACTGGTTCCCGAAGTTCTCTGGCTGTGGATCAAATCCCTGCCCCTGTTCAAAGATTGCCTTTCTAGTGGCTTCTAACACACTGTTTCTGGCTTCGATTGGGATCTCGATGTTAAGTGTTGACACTGATCCATCTTCGTCACTTTCAATTTTTATTGCCTTATACTTTTTTAAATCTGAAAGGAACTCATTTAGATCCTGTCCTCCATATCCGGACAGCACAAAAATCAGTTCCTGTATATCGTCCAGATCATTAATAAAACCGCTGTAGACCTTATCATATACGTCTATCAGCGGCTTAATGTTTCGCAGATCATCTGTATGTATATTGTTGTTGTAAAATGGGATAAATGGCACTTCCCCAAAATCATGGCGATAATCGGCGGTCATGTCACTGGTAGCAGGATCAGCAAACATTTCATAGTAAGTAAGCAGTTCCAGTTCGTCCCCGGTTCTCCGCCGGAATGCCTGGCACTCCGCATCTGTCCAGTATTCATACACGGTATAATTGTCACCTGTCGTATCATCAATATCCGGATACACCCGCATGACTCCGATCAGCCTGCGTTTCAGGCTCCGGTCAAACACCGGGATAATCTGCTCACTTGGAACAACCGCCCACTCAAAGCCGCTATCGCCCTGCCAGTAATGCACCCAACCAATGGAAGTATTTGCAGCATTTACGCACAGTTCCATGCAGTTCTTAGCGTATTCATCACCCAATGCTTCCGTGATACGCTTATTGCTTGCCGTACTTCCTACATCAAACAGTGGCGGTGCGGTAAAGGCATAGGCGGCTTTCTGGTTCACGATCAGTCCGTGGAAGTTCCGGGGAATCCGGTTGTCTGCATTGCGCAGCGGGTTGTCGGATTCCTCTTTTTCCTTGTCTTTAGGTTTGTCCCGGAACAGAATGTCTGTCTCGTTGCGATAATACCGCTCTGCCACTGCTGCACGCGTCACAAACGTGGCGTGACCGGGTTCATATTTTTTTATCAGTTGTTTCATTGTTTCAATATCCATTACTGTTCTCCCACTTTTTATCTATCTCCACGCAATTCCAATGATTAAATTATCTGTAGAAATAAATCATAAGTATTGATGGTATAAATAATGCGCCCCAGTAGACGATTTCACATAAATCTTTATTTTCTTTTGCCTTGTCCATTTCTTTAAAAAAAGAAACTGCAAATAAAAGAGCAGCTATTTTAAATATCATATCTATCCCTCACTTCAAAATACCAATACTACCCGGTTTGCGAATAATCGTATAACAGAAGTACCGCAGTGCATCCATTGCATGATCGTGTTGTTTTACCGGTTTGTCCTCGCCATGCTCCGATGCTTTCTGGTCCCAAATGTATGAACCAAATTCTTTAATCGTATTAGGGCACTGTTCACTGATTGCAATCTTACCTTCATTCAATAACGATGCTACAAACCGGATGCCATCCAGCACATCATTTTTCGCTTTCTTAATCGCATAGCCACGCTTTTTCAATTCTGCGATAAATGACGCTGCGGACGGATCAATGATAATCTTTACCGGCTTTATTCCATCAAGCCACTGCTCCAGATCATTCGCATACTCGGTATCAGTTTTCTGCCTTTCTTCATCACGGCCAGAATAATAATACTCACGGCAGCACACCCACCGCCCGGAGTGTTCTTTGCACCACAGCAGAAATACTGTTGCATTCTGTGTACCATAATCGCAGGACACATAATAATTTGCATTTACCAGATCAGCCAGACTGGAAATCACATGCTTGGCAGTATCGAACATATCGTAAATGATGCCCTCAGCCATCGCCCATAGTCCCAGAATATACCGGCGATAGAACACACCTGTGTACATGCTACGATATCGCGCCTTAATTTTCTCCGACAGGCTCAAGTTATCATCCATCGTGAAATGCAGATACAACAGATGCTTTTCTTCCCGCTTATCAATCCATCCTGTCTTAAACCAGTGATATGGTCCATCCGGGTTGCAGTTGAACCAATACTTTGAACCATCAATAGAACATCGCCCTGTTGCCTGGTTCACGAAGCTTTCTGGCATCAACGCAACTTCATCAAAAAAGACCCCAGCCAAGGTAATACCTTGAATGAGATCCTGCGATCGTTCGTCTTTGCCACCAAATATATAGAAATAATTGGTCACGCCACCTCGGGAAACAATGACCAAATTGTCAGCTCTGTGATCTGCCACGGTATAACCGCGGCTACTGAGCATCAGCTTAAGCCAAAATAGTACATTCCTACGGAAAGAGCCAATTGTCTTACCACACATACCGAAATTTTCGCCGTCAAATGAGTTCATCGCCCACATAACAAACGAAAGTGACATGCTCACTGTCTTTCCGGACCGGATAGCACCATCGGCGATAATGCCATCCTTATCTTTAACCGGAGAATCCTCGCACCACCAGTTCAATACTTTGCGCTGCTTCTTTGAAAATGGCTTGAATTTGAAAACCCGCTTAATCCTCTTCATTGCCCCAGTCCTCCGCCGCAGTTCCATTCAGAGCATCGAGGAATCCATCATCTGCGTTTTCTTCTCCATCATCCGTTTGGACCTTGGCTCTGAGAAGCGCGATCTCTGCTCTCTGTTTCTCTGTAGCAAGATCCATGTGATCTGATAGCCACTGTAAGGCTTTCATCCGGTCGGCAAATTTAATTTTTACGCCATACGGTGTTCCTGTGACTTCATCAATCACACTTCCATCCGACTCTGCTTTCATCTGCACGCCCGCTTCTGTCACGATAACGAAATCGTTCATATCCGCAAAAGCAATGTCCATATACTTCTGAAAGATGTCTGACTCACTTAGGAACTCCCTGTTGAGCCGTTCCTGCTTCAACCGCAAGATTTCATCTTTTATCCGAGTATTTCCGAGTAACGCAGGGCCATTTGTGACTGCAGTTGTATATCCACATCCATACGCTTTCTGGTATGCCTTGGTCGCATTAAAGCACCGGATGTAATATACGCAAAAAAGCTGTTGCTTATCAGTCAAGTCAGTATTTTGGATTACCCGCTTAACTTCATCAGCTACAGCTTTTTTCGTAACGTTCTTTTTGCTTTCCGAACGTTCGCTTTTCTTTTCCGAACGCTCGCTTTGATGCTCGCCATCCCAATGGTATGTACTTTTCCATCTTCGGACTGTACCGGCTGGGACTTTTAACCGATCTGCAATCTCGACCAGCTTCATCCCATCCTTATACAGCTTCCGGGCCTTCTCTGCCTTTTCGTTCGGACTTCTTGCCACTGCTGCCACCTTCCTGTTTCTTCTTTTCCCTGCACTCTTTCATAACATGCGCAATCGCCTGTTCGGCTGTTGGATCACTGTATCTTTCTTTGTTCATCCTGTCACTCCGTTCATAAGGAGGTCGCGGCTCCCCTGGTTTTCATGGAGCCGCTTAAGTTGTGAGATCATAAAGAAAAAGAGACTGCCGAAGCAATCTCCCTTTGAACCTTTCGTTCAGTATAACAATATCATATTTTTTGTGTGTCATTCTATGTCCTTTTGCAATTTACACTATAAAATTATTCAGTGCTCTCGCATGGATTCGATGTGTCTGTTTCCAGCTTTTATTTATCTTCACACAGATATCCTCCCACTTCATCAGCCTTATATACCGATACATCAGCACATCCTTTTCATCTTCATTATCCATGCGCTCTATCTTATCCGTGATCTCCCTGCACAGCTTGATTCTGTGGTATCTGGCTTTCATGTACCGTCTTTCCTCTTCGTCCAGTAGTGCAGCATAAGCAGATAGATCTGTGTTGTTATGTGCGTGTGGCATGCCGTCATTGCCTGCAGATGGCATAATCTTGCTTAAATGCATTTCTTTGATCTTTTCCTCACTACGTTTCATCTGACGCACTGCTTTTTCATATTGTTTCAAGTATTCCTTTTTGTGGTCTATCTCGTTCAC